GTTCCATTCCAAGATGATGTATAAAAATAATCATCTGCCTTTCTTCTAACTCCATTGATGATAACATACGAGCAGTAATGTGTGACCAACTCTTTAGAGAGGTTAGATACTGATCTTGTTCATGTTGAAACCATTCTCGTTTTGGTCGTTTCTCTGCCATGTTCTCGGCAATCTGTCTCACTTGCCAGTCAGCCCATCTACCTTCAGCCATAATATTTACTCCATTCATCAAAGAGTTTTTCTTCTAAACGATAAGCCTCTTTCTCCCAAGGCATATCATTATAGTTCATATTGTGTTTGAATCTTTTACTTTTCCACTGTACCGTTTCATCTTCATAGTCAAATAATTCTTGGTTGACAAACTGTTTTAGATGTACACATTCATGAGCAATCCAAGTCAGTATTTGTGATGTTGGGTGTTTAGTTGATGCGTCTATCTCTAGTTCAAACTCTCTAGGTTTCTCAACATCATCCATGATCTGACAGAACCCATATGCTTTCGTTTTCTTCTTTAAGTCCTTAGTTAGTTTAATGTCTACGGTAATGTGTCTAGCACTTCTACCACCCAATAGTTTATACACATAATAATAAGTAGCACTAGTAATATCTTCTACTAGTTTCTTATTCTGTGTTCTGTACCCTTCAATGTACAGGTGCATCTTCTTCTAATTCCTCAAAGATGTACTGTAGAACCGGACCGGGTGTTCTTTCTTCCGTTGGCAATACTTTCTTATTGTTCAATTTGCTGATAAGTTTACGACAAACATCCAACTCATCAGGGCCATGCTCTGAAATAACAGTTTTAAGGTCAGGGGTCATTATTTTGAAACCCTTGATTTTTGGCATAATTACAGACATAGACTTCTCCCATTTTGTGTGTGTCTATTATATATGGTAACATTTTTTCGTACATAAGTCAATGATTATAAGTCATTGATTTTAAAGAGGAAAATAAATACCCCCAATCAAGGGGGTATTCATATACTCACTATCCAGGCTAACGCAGAATGAGGTTAAAGTCAACCCCTGTAAGTCATTGATTTTAAACGACTTTTACTTTGCCTGAAATTGGTCGTCCCAGCCGTAGGCTTCTTGTACAGCAGCAGCCGTCAGACCCTTGTACTTTTTACTCAATTTCTTGTCTTTTGCTACTACCAGTAGATTTGCCTCATCGTGGTGTAATCCTTCGAGCAACTGGATAAACATCATTTCCCTTCTGGCAGTGTTTAGTCCTGGGTTGCCAACAACTGCTGGCATATCAAGATGATCTCGGTGCATTTTCACATAGTTGTGAGCAGACCTCATTTCAATACTCAGTCGGGTGTGTTCTGTACCGTCAGGTGCCTCGTTAGGTATGAATGGAACATCACCCTCTGGGAGCATCCATTCGATATTGGGGTCTAATGAAGCCTTTAGGAACATCTCAAACTGTGGTGTTCGGTACTTACGGAGTACCTCAATCTTTCTTGGTTTATCTTTAGCGTTATTTACCTTGGTGCAAATCTCACTGTAAAGAGGTGTGTATGTTTCTTCCATCTCAAAAATCTCCTACATTATCTATCAATTGTGTTAGTCTATTTTCTATAAAATAGTTTAGCAACTGGGATCGTTCTCCCACTTTTGCGTTATTGTACTCCCTATTTATCTCCGCCATAAGTTCGTCTGGAATGAACCCCAAGTCAATAAGAGTTTCATTTCTTTGGTAGTTACGAATCCAAGTGTCTCTTGGGCACTTAGCAAGATTGTGTAAATCAATTGCCTCATGGTCTTTCATCGCTTCCATGATTGTACTGACTACCGTTTTTCTCAAAGGCTTCTGGCGTTTATCTACCACGAATGTATCGTCGGCAGATAGGACATTTGGAACACCGTCACTGCGGTCACCTTTCAATATGTGTTCTTTTAGATATGTTTTTGGGTCTTGACCGTTTATCAACTTTTTACTAACTGGACTAAACTGGTCTACATTAGGACTATGCAATTGAATAAAGTCTTTGTCGGATGATAGTATCAAGTGTTTACGGTTAGTCTTTACATATCTAACAAGTGTGGCAATAATATCATCTGCTTCAGCACCGTATGTCTCTACTACTTTGTATGGGAACACTTCTCTTAGATCATCACGAATAGCATTTAGACAATTGAAAATAGTATCCCAATCTTGACCAGAAGCCTCTCTGTCTTTCTTACGGGCTGCTTTGTAGTGGGGGAAATAGTCACGGCGCCAATAGTGTTTACTATCGCAACAAATGACTAACTCTCCATATTCTTCATGGAACTTTTGTCTGTAATATCGTAACTGGTTGAGTATCAAATGCTTGACTAAATTCTCACTCAATTCCTCTCCACGGTGAAGTGAAACCATTACAGACCCGATTGCTATCTGGTTAAAATCAACTAAAATCATAAACTTCTCATAATAAAAAATGGAGCGGGTGGTAGGTAACGCTCCTACTCATTAGGTGGAACCTAACTTACTCTAAAGCACCCGCTTATCCTGGAGCCCCCGGACCGAATCGAACGGACGACCTGATGCTTACAAAGCAACTGCTCTGCCGGCTGAGCTACAGGGGCAATTTTCATACTCATAATATAAGGATAACATCAATCTTCATAAAAGTCAAGGGGTTTATCCATATTATTCATTTTTACATAACCTTCTTTATCGTAAGCATATGCTAATGTTTTCCACCTCATTCTATTCTCTTGATCTTGACCATAAAACAAATTCAACCAAACACCAGACTCTAAATATGTTGCAATGTATCTTAGATATCCTTCTCGATCCCTCAACTCACGAGCCATGACATCTTTTTCTTTACCTTTATCTGCTCGGCGTATTTGATATTTTAGTTCCTTCACACGATCCTTATTGTGTTTCTCCCATTCTTTGACTTTCTTCAAACTGAGATAATTATCATCATCTAGTTCTTTTACATCGGGGTGTACATTCTTGTACTCGGCAGGCTTTTTGGCCGCTCGGGCCTTTGCCATCTTGTCTACTTTATCTGACATGGTTCACCTTGATAGTTTATAAAACCTTTTTTGACCAACAATTCCACAAGATCATAATAACGTCCAATCTTATTGCCATCTACAAAGACAAGAGGCAGGCGCCTCACTGTCTCACCAGTTATCTTTGATACTTCTTCTAAGGACTTATCCTTAGAGAATGACTGCACAGAAAATTGTAACTCTAGCTTATCTAGTAGTTTCAATATGTCTAATGCAGTCTTATCAAATTTATCATACAAATACAGCTCAATAATCATTCTCTACACAGGGATGCGTTTAGTGTCTTGCTCCTCCTGCCTCTTCCTTTCGTTTTTCATAGCGAACTCTTTTGCTAGTTTCTTTTTGATACTAGGTTTTACAAAGTGTTCACGACTCCTTACTTCATTAATAATATCCTTCTTCTCTACACCTTTCTTGAATCTCCTAAAAAGAGAATCAAAACTTTCGTGTTTATGTTTCTTCTTTACACCCATAATATAATACTCCGTTTCATGTTTTACTGTTATTTAATTTACTGTCTGGCATATCATGCCCCAACTCCAAATTCAATTTTATCCATTCTTCCTCTGTCAAACAAGTAATCATATCAACCGTACCCAAACCTCTACTCCATTCGTTTATTGAATAATGGACTGATAGTGTACTAGGCAATATCGTTTCTTGACATTCTTCTATTGTTACATAACCTTGACCGTCTTGCATCCAACCATGAGTTGGCACAGCACCCGCAAGGGTTAAATTTATTAATACTGATAAAAAATACATCGCTTAAACCTCTCGGCGATATTAAGAATCTGATTCTTTACCCGATACTCTGTCCCGAAAGTCTTTTTTCTTTGCTGCCTTTGTCGATCTTTCTATTGATACAATATCGTCTGGTTTTTTAATCTGCCGTCTTAACATCGCACGGACTTCTCCTGCACTTTTCGCTGGTACATAAAATATAGGCAGGCCCTTTAGTTGAACCTTCCACTCTACCTCTTCCACCATCTCATTCTCTCGTAGAGCTTCAGTGTGAATGTTGTCTACATCTTCTTTCTTTGTTATCATACCTTTTATTATAGGACTTGGATGATATGTGGTCTTTGTGACTCCAGAAGGACTAGTC